GTGCGTACAGGCCCGCCTTACAACAAAGGACTTATGGGACTTTGTGACTTGCGTCCACTACCTTAGGCCATCTCGCCAAGCCCTTCGAAAACGATTGGCTTGTTCCAGGACTGTTGCCGCCTGGGCGATTTGGTTTCCAACGTCACTCACAAAAGAGCCTTTTGCTATTTGTGTGTGAAGAATTTGCATGGCCGCCTGTTTCTGCGTATGAAAAACAGAGGGGCCATGGAACTCTTTTGTTGAACCCCTAAGGTTGTGTGGTGTCCGCGGCTGTGAAACTGCCGGAGGTGGTAAAACCTCTAAGACACCGGGTGAAACTACGAGTCCCTAACCAATTCCTCCTTCAGTGGGTGGAGGTTTAGTGGTTGTTTTCGTCGTGTTATTCATGAGGCATGGTTGATGCTTCATGCACTGTCCAGGGACAGTGGAGATCGGCCACCTGGTGAGGTGTTGCGACTCAAACGCGACCGAATATTGGTTCGGGAAATTTGACGCCACAGACTCATTTAAGAGCACAAGGGTGGACATGGGTCTGACGAGAGGACTAGTGGTCGGCCATATTGCTATGTGCCTGAACCACTCGTCCGCCGTGTCTGTGCCACGCCACTCGTCAAAATCTTCGTAGTCTCGTGTGTCGACGACATCGCAAGATACACGTTTGGTAGTCATTAAAGTGTTACCAGACATGACTTGCGTCTCAGGGAAATTGGAAATAGTTGTGAAAACCGTTTGCCACTGAGCATATGTCATCAACGAGGGGGCGGTGGGGAGGGATAAGCGACTATGAAAATTCGCTCCATACACTCGCCCACCTGCGTGCAATGCTGGGGTGTAATTAGTACACGACAAACTAAGTTTGAGGGCCCTTCCAGCTGTGGGGCCCCCATCCGTATCACTCAAAGCGAGTAATGGAAGTGTTTGTATGGTGTAATTGACGGACGATGGTGATGTGAGGTTGACGAAAATGCCAACCGTGCCACTACGACCGTGATTAGTTGCAAAAGTTAACGTCTTGTTGACGCTAGTGACCTCGAAGGACAAGCGAGAGATACCAGGTATCTGAAACGACTTACCATTTGGAAAGAGAGTCGCGACAGGCCGTGGGTCAGCGCCGTCCAAAGAGACCGGCATAATTCCCGACCGCGGTGGTGGTAGCGGTCTGGCTTTACGCCGTGTTTTGGGTTTGGGTGGTGTCCTTTGTGTTTTGGTCTTTTGAGGACGCCGAACCGCAGCCCTACGCGGTGCATTGGTTTTAGCTTTGGCACGTTTTAGCGCCATGGAATTGTTGATTATTGTTCCAAGTATGAATAAACATAATTGGTGCCCTCCATGTGAATTAGGCGGCCAGCAGGGACTTTAGCTGAGGCCCGGCAGTTTAGTCGGTCGTACCGAGGACCCCCTGGGCGCGTCTACATAAGGTCGTTGTAGGCGTCTTCATAACCGACGAGAGGTTTCTCCTCGATTTTCCAACCCATCATTTTGCACCAAGTCTTGAGAGTTTGAGTCTCTTCTGGACTGTGGCGCAACACCTGTAAACAGCCAAGAATGCTGTCGTTCATCGGAGCCTTTCCAGGTGTCCTCCGAAGATCAAGGTGTGCCAACAACTTCCTGAAGTTGAGAAACTTTGCTTTCCAAACTCCATCAACTTTCGTGTACGAATGTGAGGTGAACTCAACAGGCCCTAAACAGCCTGAACGCTTGGTCGGCTTGCAGAGAGTTCCACAAGTGGCCATTAATTCTAAGTTGAGATCACCGGAAGCAACAAGGTCGTCACCGAGAACTGCTGCGCGAATCGCGCCGCAGCAAACGGCTTTGAACTTGCGGACATGGCAATTTTGCGATGTGGTAGACAAAGTCCCGGACGACGTAGTACCGAGAGCATTGATACCCCAGATGGCAGGTCCGATGCACAAACAGTGGGCGGAGTTAACCAACCCTTCTGCGATCATGAGCTCATAGTTGTATAACAACTTGTCTGGACTCACTTCGGCACCATCAATTGTGGTGGTTGTGCATCTGTTTCGACGATCCGCGTCGAACATGATGGCATCACGGGAAACTGTGAGATCCCACATTTGGGCGTCTTGATCTAAAAGGTCAAGACCAGGTCCGGAGACCCATTCCAAAACTTTTCCCGTCATCGCGTAGCCCTCGTCAGAGTGCCCCATACCCGAACAGATACCATTTATGCCCCCACGTCCGTAGAGGCCAATATCTGCCTTGTTGGCGTCATGGTGCAACACGCCTTGGCATGTTGCATCAATGATACTGTTGACCCAGATGATTCGCCAAGTGCGTTCAATGGCCTTGGAGGCTTTGTGAGCCTCAGACTTAATGAACCCCTCGGCGGGGTCTTTGAGACCCGCCTGAACCATCTGCAGTGGCGTCATGGTCGCCAATTTGCTGATATTCGCCATGCGAAGAATCAAGCGCATGATAACCATGTACTTCAGAGTCGCTCTACCAGTGTCCACCAGCCAGGCTCCTTTTGTTCCTGGCTTGTATCGAGACGCCCATCCAGACGACTTCGTAGGATCGAAGCCGTCCACGACGGTGTCAAACAATGTGTCGAACTGTACCAGTCCTGGTGGGACTTTAGGACAAGTTCGAATGTGGTCTTTGTATTTCTCGTCGAAATCAGGAGTGGCCTGTAGTTTAGACCAATCTCTGTTAGACGACAATTTCGCCGCTTGCGCACGCATCGACTCCTCAAGGGCTTCGGGCCCAGAGGGAGCCATAACATACTCGGAGCCAAGCACCTCGTGTGTCATGTCAATTCCGAGGCTCTTCAAAACCTCAAGGGACTCAGGGTCCATGGGTCGTGGAGAAGCATCGTTCTTGAACCTTGGTGTGCAAACGCCAACGCGCGAGGCGTATGGAAAGCCATCCTTGTCAAACATGGTGACTTTGCGGCCCTTACGGGTAACAACCTTTTCTTCGATTTTACCACAGCGCAGGTAAGCTGAATAAGCCTCCGTGCCTTTTAAAGCCAAAACGGCTTCTGTACCAATATCTCGAAAGCGCCAAAGGTGCTTGAAATCTGAGGTCTTAAGGGTGTATTCCAAGGCGTTGGACAACTCTTGTGAAGTTGACTCACGCCATGGGATTTGCGACTCATATTGAAACTGAGGGACTTCAGGAACGTCCTGGACCTTATCAATCCAGAATTTGGTTCTAGAGCCTACTGGCCAATAGTGTGAATGCATAGGATCCAATTTGAACTTTTCGTGGGGGAAGTATGGATCTCTTGTGTAGAGACCGAATCGTTCAGTCGTTCCACTGCGTTCCAGATTTGCTGGTCCAGGTGGGACCGCAGAATCGGAATCGCTAGATGAAGAAGACAATGAATCGCTATGCGAAATGTTGGGTTGGCCTTCGACAACAGTTGAAGTCGTCGGAGGCGCCAGACCAGGAGGCTCGGTTTTAGAAACAACCTCAATTGGTTTAAGAGGCATGCCGTAAAGACGGTCGAATTGAGTTTCCCGAACGTGGTCTCGCAAGCGCCCTTTGATCGCAGAGAACGGCTCATAATGCGGAGTATTGCTAGAATGATCTCGCAAACCCACTGATGCGCCGTCAAACCCCGCGAAGGAGCTTGTGTCTGGCTTTGAAGCGGCAGATCTTTTGCTGGTTTTTCCAGCAGAAGCTTTTGAAAGTGAAGCAGGGGGCGCTGAAGGATTCGGCGTAGTCCAAACCTGTTCTGCAAGGCGGGTTTTATCCGCGCACTCTGCGAGATCAGGGTGAGGTTCCTGCTTATCTGCAATCTTCTGGTTGAGCGTCTCCAGCCTAGCGAGAATGGCTTTCTTTTCCTTCTCGATTGGGCATAAGGAAGCAGCAAGTGCTGCTTTCTCTGCTTTCGCTCGACGCTGATCTTCAGCCAGTTTAATGTTGTTGGCCTTGCGAAGATCACACTCCTTACGGGCACGAGCGTAGATCGCCTCTCTTTCTTCAAGAAAGACGGTCTGCAACTCTTTGCTTTGGTCCGTTAGGGAGATTTTGAGAGCTACGTGCAATTCGTTGTGTTTGTTTTGCAATTCTGTTAGTCGCAGCTTTTCCTCAGGCGACAGAATCAATGTTTTAGAATCTGCGAAGTCATCGTCGGAATCGGCGATGTCTGCCCAAGCTTGTGTTCGCGGAGCCCGACTAGCTTTTGTAGTCTTATCTCCATAGCCGTTGAGGGCTGGAGGGAGTGGCACCATTAGTTTGGTTTTCTCCGCGTTTTGCGTGCGGGTGGTGATGACATTGTCGCCTTCGCCACCGCCGCGTTTGAGCTCTTGCTCATGCTCTGCTGAGTTTTCGACATCAGCCTTGAGGGACTGGCGCCTTTCCCAAGCCGCAAGCCTTTCTTGCTTGCGTTGTTTGCTCTTTTCACCTGGACTTTCTGTGTAGTCAGTCGGGGAGAGGAAAATGACGTCCATGAGGCGCTCGTAAGCAGCCTTGGATTTGTCCAGCCCACACAAACGGCGTAAAGCCATGATATGGTGGATGGAGCTGCCGTAGTTGCGATAGCTGCCCAAGAAGTCACCACAGCAGTGAGCAAAAGCGATGCGTGGGTGTCCGTTCTCGTAGATGATTCCCGGAGAACCGGAGAAGCCAGGGATTGTCGGCGCCGTATGGCTGATCAGACCGTAGTCGTCTGCAGCTTTCACGTCGACAGTAATGACTCCTCGTGCACACACCACTTCTTGGCCGGCCAACGAATAAACGTTGACATGGCCAGTTCCAGCGCTTGTGTAGTTGTTGCGTTTCGCTGGACGTACTCCGAGCGTGCTCCATGTGTTTGGAGGCACTTTGATCGCTTGCAAGTCGAAACCTGATTGAGCGTACTCAGAGTACTCATCGCCTTCCGCGCCCAACATCTTGCGATCGTTCGGCTCGAAAGTCACGTAGCGCCCACCCGGAATGAACAGGGTGAGGCAAGCGCCGTACGCAGCCGAAGAAGGCTTATCGGTACTGTGGCGCATCGTGAAAAAGTAGTCTCCCTCGGCCCAGCCAACGCCAATGTGATCAATGGCGCCGCCGGGTCCGAGGACTCCTGCAAATACGATGAATTTAGGATACTCAAGCACAATGTCCGGGAGGGGCGTGTTCGGCAAGACCGATTCGGCTGCGTCCTCCAAGACTCTCTCCATTTTGGAATGTGTGGAGGTGCTTCCGTCGGGACCGACACGCATTTCTTGGGACAGAATCCTAGAAGTTGTGCCGTCAGCATGACGAAAGTACTCCCTACCTCCGCAAACGAAGAAGCCAGCGGTGCGCGGTAAAACACGCGCAATCTGGGCTTTACGCCTGAGATATTTGATAAGCGCAGTCACGGCTATAGTTGCGATAACGCAGCTGAGGCCAATCTTCTGGTTCTTCTTTTGGAAGCGAACCACGTTCATATTGAAAATATGAGGGATGATGAAAGAAAGACTGTTTTAACTTGAAAAGTTAGAGCTTGTTTGTTTTGCCGGTCGTGAAACGAACCGACGGTTGTGTAGAGCAATCACTCTACGGTCCAAATATC